AACTTCTCGCAATGGGCGAGTTACGTCCCCGGCGTGCTTATCGAAGGGGACCAGAAAGACCAGCTTTCGCGCGAGCTGGCGAAAATCGACCGCTTTCGGTTTGAGATCATCAATTCCTCGAACTTTGCGCTTGAGGCGAATGAGTGCTTCCTCGACCTTGCTCTTGGAACGTTCGCGATGGAGATCGACAAGGGCGTTGGCAGTAATCCGCTCAACGTGCGTGCGCTCGCTCTCTCCTCGGTATCCTTTGGGGTTGGCCCGGATGGCCGTCCGGACCCGATCTACAAGGAGGCGAAGCTCACCCTCAACGCGTTCAAGGTCCGCTATCCAGATGCGACCATCCCGGGTGAACTGCTCAAAAGCGACGACCCGAATTGTGAATATGGGTTTATCGAAGCATGGCATCGCGATTGGTCGCGGCCGGCCGAGAACCGCTATCGTCGCACCGTCTTCATGGAGGATCGCTCCGACGTGTCGCTCCTGTCGGAGTGGCATCATGGTGACGGCTGCTGCCCGATCCTGATCGCGCGCTGGAACAAGGCGGCCGCGGAAGGCTGGGGGCGTGGTCCTTTGTTCAACTTGCTCCCTTCCCTTCGGAAAGTGAATTACGCGGAGCGGGCTCTGCTCGATCATACGGAGATCGCGCTGGCTGGAATATGGACACTTGAAGACGACGGCATCGTGAACCCCGACACCGTGCGCCTCGAGCCCGGCACGATGGTTCCGGTGGCGATGGGGTCCGCGGGTCTGAAGAACGTGGCGCCGAGCGGCAGCTTCGATGTAGGCCAGTTTGTGCTCGAGGAAGCGCGATCGAATATCCGCAAGGCGCTTTACACCGAGCAGCTGGGGAACCCGAACAAGACCCCGATGAGCGCCACCGAGGTCACGCAGCGCATGGCCGAATTGTCGCGTGCTGTCGGTTCGCCGTTCGCGCGCATCATCTCCGAGTTTGTCTTGCCCGCGATCGTGCGGATCGACCGGATCCTCAAGGACCGCGGGCTGATCAAGATGCCCGCCGTTGACGGCAAGAAGATCAAGCTGGTGGCGACGTCGCCGCTGGCGCAATCGCAGCGGTTCGAGACCGTCGAATCCCTCGACCGCTGGGCCGGCTTGCTCCAAGCCCGCCTTGGTCCTGAAATGGCGAACATCGTCATCGACAGTGCTGTTTACGCTGATGAGCTCGCGATCGGCTTGCAGGTGCCACGGCAGGCCATGCGCCCACCGGCGAAGCAGGCCGAGATTATAAGCGCGTTGACAGAGCAGGCCCAGGCAGCGCAGAACCCTGCCCCGGGAGGGGTTGATGACGGCGGAGCCGGATCGGGAACTGGAGCTCAATAAGGCGTTCGCGCGAATCTTCGCCAGCGCCCAGGGCAAACTGGCTCTCGACTATCTTCGTGCGACGCGCGTCAATGCGATCCTTCCTGCTACCGCCACCAACGATGTCTTGCGTTACCGCGAAGGCGAGCGATCGGTGATCGCCGACATCATGATGCGCATCGAGCTAGGGAGCATGAACATTGGCCGAAGAACAGCAGCAAGACGATCAGACCGACCAGCAGCAGGACGGCCAGGTTCAGGACGACAAGCCGACTGAGCTGACCGAGCGGCCCGACTGGTTGCCTGAAAACCTGTGGGATGAGGCGGCCAAGAAGCCGATCGACTTCTCCACCCTGCGCCAGCCCGCGGCCGATTTGCCCAGCGATCCCGCCGCTTACGAGCTGCCGACCGTCGAGGGTGTTGATCTCACCCAGACTGCCGACAGCCCGTTCTTCCACACCTTGCGCAAGTCGGCGTTCGATGCCGGCATTGGGCAGGAGGGATTCCAGAAAATCGTGACTGACTGGACCGAGGCTGAAAAAGCCGCGGCTGATACTTATTTCGAGGAGCAGCAAAAGGCGCTCGGCGCCAATGCCGAGCCGCGTCTTGCCGCCTTGTCGACCTGGCTCGACGGCAGCTTGCCGAAGACCGAGGCCGAGGCGCTGCGCTCGATCTCAACCAACGCGACCGTGTTCCAGGCGCTCGAGCGATTGATGAACAAGGGCGGGGTTACGGCGCCCCGCGACGAGGCGGTGCCGACGAAGACCGGCAAGACCCGCGAGGAGATCAAGGCGCTCATGGCGTCGAAGGAATATTCAGGCAAGCCGCATGAGCGGAATCCGGCTGTCATCAAGGAAGTTGATGATTGGTTCGCTACCAACGCGGCTGAGAAAAAATGACCTACGTCCGGCGAGCGGTGGCGGCCGATCTCCCAGACCTGTTGCCGCTTTGCCGGGCGTTCCACCTTGAGAGCCCCCACCACCGGATGCTCAGCTTCTCCGACGCGCGCGTTGAGCAGCTGGTCATGGCGGCCATGTCCAATGACGAATGGCTGGCGATCGTCGCTTGCAACGGTGACGGTGCCTTGATTGGCATGGGCCTGTTCTATTGCATGGAGGCGTTCTTTTCCGAGGAGCGCGAGATCGGGGACCTGACCTTCTGGGTCCACCCCGCCCACCGTGGCGGTCGTGCGGCGCTGATGATGATGAAAGAGCTGCTGGCCTGGTACAAGGCGAAGGGCGCCTCCCGAATCCAGATCGGCGTCACCACCGGCATCAACGACGAGCCCGCTCGAGCCTTCTTCGAACGCTTCGGGTTCGAGCAAAAAGGGATCCTGCTCTCCCGGGAATAATCTGTGCATTGGCTGATTTGCCCGCCACGGCGAAACGGGGGCGACAGCGGCTTTGGTCGCGGCACGGATAACCGGAGAGATCCACGATGTCAGCCACAGTAGACCAGGCCTTCATCAGCAAGTTCGAAGAAGAAGTTAAGCTCGCCTATCAGCGGATGGGCTCGAAGCTGGTGAACACGGTTCGCACCAAGTTCAACATCGGCGCGAAGGATACCAAGTTCCAGAAGGCCGGCACCGGCCAGGCCGGGACCAAGAGCCGCCATGGCCTCGTCCCGCTGATGAGCATCGATCACACCAACGTGACCTGCACGCTGGCCGATTATTACGCGGCCGACTATGTCGACAAGCTCGATGAGCTCAAGACCAACATCGACGAGCGCGGCGTTGTGTCGCAGAGCGGCGCGGCCGCGATGGGTCGCAAGTCGGACTCGCTCCTGGTTACCGCCATTTCGGCCTCGGTCACCAACGCTGTGGTCGCTACCGGCGCCGCTGGCCTAACCCAGACCAAGATCAATACCGTGTACGAGGGCATGGGCGCGGCCGATGTTCCCGATGACGGCGAACGTTATGCTGCGATCGATCCAAAAAACTGGACCGACCTGCTCGGCATCACCGCTTTCTCGAGCTCGGATTATGTCGGCTCGGACCAGCTCCCCTACCAGGGCGGCATGGTCGCCAAACGCTGGATGGGTTTCCTGTTCTTCCCGTTCAGCGGTCTCGCCAATGGTGCCGGCGGCGCAGCCGACGCGCGCAACATGTTCTACCACAAGACTTCGACGGGCTTCGCTTCGGGCGCCGAAGTGACGACCTCGGTCGACTGGGTTGCCGAACGTGCGGCGCACCTCATCTCGCACATGATGAGCCAGGGCGCCGTTGTCATCGACGGCATCGGCATCTGGAACGTCGACGCGCTTCGCTAGGAGTATTGATCAATGGCTTTCGTAGCTTCCAAGTTCGAGCGTGTCGGCGGTGGTCGCCAGAAGCTCTATCTCTACAACGCGACCGCGGATACAATCGCGACCGTGACTGGCGCGGGCTACTTCAACTCGGTCTCGGACGAGCTCGACCAGGGCGACGTGATCATGGTGGTCGGCAACAGCAATGCGTCGATCGACACCATCATTGTTACCTCGGCCAGCCGCGCCGCGGCCGTTACCACGAGCGGTGTCGAGGGGATCACCGCCACCTAGTTTGTCTGGTTCCTTGGGCGGGACCTGCGTGCGGGGAGGGGAGCGATCCCTTCCCCGTTTTGGTTTGAAGGGACGAGTGAATGGCGGACGACAGTGTAGGCATCTGCGCTCAGGCTCTGACCCTGATCGGCGCCGGGCCTATCTCGTCATTCGAGGGGCCAGATGCACGCTCGGTCGCAGCTTCTCAACTTTACGATCCGATCGTCGAGACCTTGATGGGGCTTCATCGTTGGCGTTTCGCCAGCGCCAGCTTCGAGCTGTCCCGCCTGGTCGCCGCACCCACGACCCGCTGGGAAGCCAAGTATACCGTGCCGGCCGGGACAATGGTAATCCACAATGTCATCGTGAACGACTGCTCGATCCCGTTCGATCGCTTCGATAACGAGATCCATTGCGATGCGCAGGAAACCGATGAGGTCTATTGCGAGGTCACACGTGAAATCGCGGAAAGCTATTGGCCCAAGTATTTCGTCGCATGTGTTCGACTGAAATTGGCGGCCGCTTTCGCGATCGCGGTTGCGCATAACGAAGATCGCGCGAATGTTTACGAGGGGCAGTTTATTCGCCAGTTCACGCAGGCCAAGCTGCTCGACAGCCAGGGCCGTACCGCTGCCAAGTTGCAGGTCGGCGGCCTGAGGGCTTTCGTCGCCGGGAGGCCGTAATGACCCGGCAGAAACTGACCCAGCTTCAGACCACCTTTGCTTCCGGTGAATTGGATCCGACGCTGCGCGGTCAGCGCGATCTGCCGGCGTTCCGGCAGGGTGCGCGCCAGGCGCGCAATGTCCAGCGGCGCTCCACTGGTGGCCTCGAGCGCCGCTTCGGCACTTATGACGTTGCCAATGCCGGCGCCACCGGCCGGCTCGAAGCGTTCGAGTTCTCGAATGACGAGCGTTATATCCTGCTATTCCAGAATGGCTCGGTGAAGATCTACGACGTCAACGGCGTCCTGGTGCAGACCGTCAACAGTTGTCCGTGGGGCTCGGCCAATCTGTGGGAAATGTCGGTCGCGCAGCTTGGTGATGTCATGGTCATCACGCACACCGGCTTCTGGCCGGCCGTGCTGAAGCGCACCAGCTTGACCACCTTCACCGTGACGGACCT